CTATGCCATTCGTATAGGGATAAATTATGCCATTTGAACAACAATTCACACAAGCGCAAACTGGCACGGGCTTTTCAGGCGGTGCAATCTCTAACTTAGGCGAGACTATCCGCAAAGCGGCTATGGTTGGTGTTGAGCGTAAAGTGCAGCAACAATCTGCTGACGCTTATGTTGAAGGTCAGAAAGCAGGATTGGTTGATGGAGATAAGAGGGCTGAGGGCTTCTTTGGTCGTGTTGACCGAGCTTATAATGAGGGGCTGCTATCTACTTATAAAATTAAGGTCGAGCAAGATTTAAGAAATGGCCTTCAAACCCTGTCTGACCAGTATAGTGGGGATGCTGCCGGATTTGCTGCAACTTCAGAGGATTTTGTGCGGGGCACGATGGATGGTGTTGACCCATCATTCGCTCCAGAGATTCAACTAAAAGCCTCTTTTATGCGCGATAGGTATAAAGATCAGGTTTTAAACAATGAAAGGGAGATGTACAGGAAGCAGTCATTTGACGCTCACACTGGACAGGCTGAAGAGTTAAGCAATGAGGCAGCTAGGCTGTTTAGGATTGGGGACTCTGAGGCGGCTATGTTTGCTCAAAGTGAAGCAGAAACAGTTATAAATAGCATGGAGTCTCAGGGGTTTATTAATCAGGCTGGCGCTATTGCCTTAAAAGAAAATGTTAGGAATCAAGGCATTCAAAGCACAGCTCTTTTTAATTTAAAAGAAGAGTATGACGAGAGCGGCGAATTTTCAGCACAGGAATTCATTAACGAGTCATCGGCAAACCCTCCAAAAGGCGTTGATCAAGATGTATGGGGCGGTGTTGTGTCAAAGATGCAAGCTGAGCTAAACAGGATGAAGGCTGCAGACGCTGCAATCAATAAAGTGTTAATTAAAGAGATGGAAAAGAGAGTCTCTATTAACAATGGTCAGGATTTTTTTGATAACCCTCTACATACGCCAAGCCCAGAAAAGGGCGGTCAGGATAGGAAGGATGTAAACGCCTACTATGATAATGTCTTTGAGGCTCAAAATGAGTCTCTGCCATTAAATGAGCGCACCAATAATCGAGTTAAGTTTGTAAAAAATACAGGCATAATGCCACAGCGGTTAATCTCTAATATGTCATCAACTGCAAGAAGCGGAAACCCTGTACAAGTTAGCAATGCTGCTGAGACATACCGACGACTACAAGAAGAGTCGCCGCAGTCGCTAAAGGATTTGCCGGATGAGACTAGGGCTATATATCAGCAAGTTGGATCTAGTATTGATACAGGCATTGACCCTGATTTGGCTGTAGAGGCTGCGCGCAAAGCGACATATGGGATGACTGACAGCGAAAAGAAAAACATATCTGTGCAAACTAACGCTAACTTAAAAGCCCTTCCTAGCAAGCTAAAAGACTTTGTTGGAGAAGATTTTGCGAAAGGTTGGTTTGAGTTTAAGCCAGACATATCTAATCAAATGCAAGCTGATTTTAACTCTAATTATGATAAATTTATGCAGTACACTGGTGGAGATGATGATCAATCGTCAATACTAGCATGGGAGTCTACAAAAAATGTGTGGGGTGTTACTCGCACAGGCGGCAATAAGCGTTTTATGAAGTACGCGCCGGAAGTTATGTATAATGTGGATGGTGCGCCAAAGGATTGGATTGACAAGCAGCTAAAGTCTGATGTGTTATCTGTAGGCGCTGACCCTGACAAGACTATTATTGCATTGGACTTTGAAACAGCTAGAAGTGACGCGCCTCAGTACCCTGTTTTAACTCAGAACGATAGCGGCATTTATGTGCCTATACTAGATGACAATAATATGCCTCTGGTGTTTCAGCCTGATTTTAGTCAGAGTGAAGGCTATAAAGAGATGCAGTCAGAGTTAGAGAATAAAAAACAAAAAGCCATAAGGAAGAGGGAGTTTAAACAAGGCCGTGACGAGTATAAAACAAGGAGAAAAATCATTAAGCACATGGATAATGTATTCTGGAGCAACATACCAAAAGATGAGAGAGCAGATTGGCTTAAAACTGATGAAGGAAATGAGTCTCTAAATAGGGCGGTTAATTTTTTAATTTCACAAGACGAGATACCAAACGACCCAGAATTAATTTTAGAATCTATGAGGGATGTCTTTGATGCCGCTGATTCCTGATGAGAGAGTTGCACAATTTAAAGAAGATTTACCCGCGGAAAAACAAGAGCTAGAGAATGCTGACCCTTCATTGTCTGATGAGTACGCTGCTGCTTTTCGCGTTGAAAATTCCCTTGCATCATGGGCTGCTAGTGGTTTTTCTGTCGGGAATGATTTTATTCGTGAGAGTGGCTATGACCCTTTTAGCATTGGTGAGTTTGGCGATTCCGATATTGCAGGGTATGAGCCATTTGCTGAGTCATTTATAGAGTCTAAATCAAGAGAGCATACGGCCTCTATTAAACTACAAATTGATAAAGAGATGCAGGATAGGAAAACTCTGCAGGATGGTGGAGTATCTGCTTTTGTTGCTCAGATGGTAGCGGGAGCAACAGACCCTTTATACTTGCCTATGATGTTTGCAGGAGGTAGGACTATAATTTCAGGCGGCTCTATAGTGGCTGACGCGGCAAAGCTAGGCTCTATAGGCTTTTCTGGTGAGTTAATGGCAGAGATGGGCAAACAGCAAACGCAAGAAGTTAGGACTGTTCAAGAGTCGATGGTTAACATTGCTGGAGCAACTTTGATTTCTGGTGTTTTAGGGGCAGCCGCATCTAAGATGTCCCGTAAGTCTATTATTGACTCGTCATCTATTGCACAGCAAAACCTAGATGATGCCTCACCTGCTCTCGCATATAATAATTCAATGGGTGCTGCACAGGTTAGAGTTGCAACATTTGATGAGCTTGAGCCTGTAAATGTAATGGGTATTCAGGCTTGGAAGTTTTCCCCTATCGCTAGAACTCAAATGTCACCTTCAGTAGATACAAGGCAGGTAGCTTCTTCGATGATGGAGTCGGCTACGGTTACGGAAGGCAACAAACTCGGTCTTGCAACATCGCCACAAGGAGGCTCGGCAGAAACTAGAATAAAAATGTGGGATGCCCCGCTTGCTGAATCGTTAACCATAGTGAATAAAGAATTTAAAAATTACCGTCAAGCATCCATGCCGGTTGTTCAGGCTCAAGACTTGATAGCTAGGTTTTCTAATACCAATATGGAAAAAAAGCTTTCTCCATCTGAGTTTCGTATTGAGGTTGGAAAGGCTGCTAGGCGTGGAGATAAGCACCCAATACCAGAGGTGCAAAGAGCGGCTGAGTCTTCGCGGATTCACTTTGATAAAATGAAAGATGCTGCTGTGGATTTAGGGTTGTTGCCTGAAGGTGTTGATGTTTCCACGGCCACATCTTATCTGACAAGAATTTACAACACTGGAAAAATAACAGCTAGACGTAATGAGTGGAACGATGTTGTATTTAATTGGTTTGATGGGTTAAGAAAGGGCGCTCAACGACAGATAGATGACCGTATGGCTCAAGGTAAAGGCATGAAGGATATGCCGGACAGCTTGAGGGTTCAAGCTGGTATGTCTGACGATGAATTAAATATTCTTATTGGTGACGTTACAGACAACATCCTTGGCAAGGCGACAGGCAGGAGCGATTACGATATTGTTGTTAGTGAGCGCGGACCATTAAAAGATAGGGTTTTTAATATTCCTGATGAGCTAATAGAAGATTTTTTAGAGTCTGATATTGATACGGTTTTAAGGCAGTATACAAGGACTATGTCTGCGGATATAGAATTGTCAAGGCAGTTTGGCTCGCCTGATATGAAGGACACTATTCAGGGTGTTTCTGATGCCTATAGAAAGCTTTTAGATCAAGCTGATACTGAAGCAAAAAGACAAAAGATTGAAAAATGGCGCGACTCAGACGTAAGGGATATAGAGGCAATGCGCGACAGGTTGCGAGGAAATTATAAAACACCTGCAGACCCTAACTCATTTTTTACAAGAGCGGGAAGGGTTTTACGTGATGTAAACTTTTTAAGGATGCTTGGCGGGATGACTTTATCGGCCATACCTGACCTAGCGCGTACAGTTGCAGTTAACGGGTTAAAGCCTGTTGCTAAAGGACTTGCGGCAATTGCCACAGACCGAGCAGTATGGAAGATGGGGAAGGATGAAGCTAAAAAAATAGGGGTTGGGCTTGATATGGTCTTAAACTCACGAGCGTCATCACTAGCAGACCTACAAGATGTTTATTCACAGATAACGCCTTTCGAGCAGGGCATTAGGAGAATGTCCGATAGTTACTCAAAGATAACCTTAATGTCTCCGTGGAATGCAGCGTTAAAGCAGTTTTCAGGAGTTACAACAGCGGATAGAATTATAACCGAGTCGCTTAATTGGTCAAAAGGCGGCATTTCTAACTCAATGAGGACTAGACTGGCTGCTTCTGGTATTGATGAGGAAATGGCTAAAAGAATATCTCAAGAGTTTAAAGCCCACGGTGAGCCCGGCACAATTAATCTATCTCACTCTAATAGATGGGAAGATGTGGAAGCGGCACAGGCTTTTAATGCTGCGGTGTTAAAAGATGTTGATAGAACCATTCTTACGCCTAGTCATGGTGAAAAACCATTATGGACATCTAGTGAAACCGGAAAACTGGTATTTCAGTTTAAAACTTTCGCAGCTACTGCTCACCATAAAATCCTAGTTGCTGATTTGCAATACGCTGACGCGGCTGCTTTAAACGGGTTTCTTTTATCGGTAGCGTTAGGCACTGCAACTTATGCAGCAAAGCAGACAGTATCGGGCAGGGAGATTGAGACAGAACCCTCAAAATTAATACTTGAGTCTCTTGATAGGTCTGGTGGGTTTGGTTATTTATGGGACATTAACAATACAGCTGAGAAGCTAACACGCGGTCAGATTGGTATTAATAAGCTGGCAGGAGGGTCGCCAATGTCTCGTTACGCGTCAAGGAATTGGGTTGGCGCATTACTTGGCCCTACATTTGGCACGGCTACAGATGTGGGTGATGTGATGGGTGCTGCAGCTGACGTGGCATTAAACCCTGATGTTGACGGCTTTTCTCAAAGTGATGTGCATAAAATGAGAAAGCTGCTTCCATTTCAGAATTTATTTTATATGAGGCAGTTACTGGATGAGCTTGAAGAAAAGGTTCCAACAACAGACGACTAATATAATTAATGTTATAATGTGCGCAGTATTGGGTATAAACAACCCTTAACAGAATAGCCGCCCCATCCTTGGATTTTCCTCTCCTCCTTTGCCGAGGGTGGGGTTAGGCTTTATAACTCCTTAATTAACTTTTTATACCGTTTAATTTCTGCCTCAATATCCTCCCAGTGAGGGAGTGTATCTTTAAGCATAGGGTGATTTTCTTTACATCTAAGCCACTCATCATGCTCTTTACCGTACTTCTCAATAATAAACTGCTGATAAATATCCCTCTCACCACCTTTGTATGTGTTGCATGTCGCGCACTGCTTGTGATTGTTAGTAAGCTCAAAGCGTAAATCAGGGAAAGCCCCACGAGATAAATAATGACCGGCATGATATTGCACATCTGCATCAGTCTTACCGCAAGTGCAACAAGGCTCATCTTTATCCCTTAGCCTGACATATTTATTAACCACTACCTCCAAGTCAGCAAGCCACTTA